TACGTTCTTGGAAGCAAGAGACCTGCTCAAGATCCAGAGGTCTTCGATGAAGATGATGATCGTGGTGAAGCAGAAGAGTTAGTAACTGCTGCTGTATCCGCACCTCCAACTACCTCAACGGTAGACAAAGACGAGGATGATGCATTATCGTACTTTGCGAAACTAGCAGAAGAATAATAACGTAAGTAAGTATTCAAGAGAAAAAACTCTTGTTAGTTTTCAACTTCAAATACTCAGTTAGTATTCAAGTCATAAAACCTTTTATTAGTTTTCATAGTGAAATGCTCAGTTAGTATTCAAGAGATAAAACTTAATTAGTTTTCAAATTCAAATACTCAGAGGAGGTCGAGAGACCTCTTTTTTTATGGAAGTGTTATATTTGTATTTTCTGTTTGTATTAATCTTTGATCTATAAACTCTGATGATTCTTCATAAGTCATAATTTGCCTTATATCATTGATAAATTCTTGTAGATATTCTTCCCTCAAGATAAAAATACTTCTTTTTTTATCATTTAAACGTGTTTCATATTCAAAATTACTTATACCAATTACTGGATTTAAAGTTGCTGTTGGTGTGTTTGGATTTGGTATCGTAAAGTTGCTGTCAACAATTTTTCCTTTTTCTAAGATGGTAACTCCATCAGAGTTTTTAACTTCGGTAGTTTCAAAAAATCTTGGTGAATTTAAAGCATCACCATATTTTTTAAAAGCATAGTTGTATAAATCCCTATCTTCTAATGGCCATTCATTTCTAACATTAATAATACCAGCTGTTGTTAAAACCACCCAATCAAATTGGGCATTACCATATAAATCCTCTGCCACAGTGTCAGGTCTTGCACCCATTGGTATTTCGTACTTATCAAATACAGTAAAGTTATTCTGTAAATCATCTCTTAATTTTGCACGACGAAATATATTTTTCACCTCTACATAATCAAGAGATGATATCTTATCTGATAAAAAAGATGGATATCTTAAATCTGGTAACTCTCTAAAGTATCCCATTAGTAACCTACTGCCTCCGTTCCTGGTTGTGCATCATAATCAATGTCATATATTGGTTGTATCTCTTTGAATGATAAATCTAGAATCATTGAAACTGGTGTTCCATCATCATAAGTTGCATATACTCCTTCACCAGTATATGTTGTTTGAACATCTGTTAAGAAACATTGTTTAAATTTATTCAAAAATGGGTGGTTTTTTGTTCCTGTTCGATATCTTAATTTAAATACATTTGGAGTTTTAAGAAACCAATTACCTGATGCTAGTGTTCCACCTTGTGCTTGTGGAGCCATGTTTCTTTTGAAAGCACGTATTATTAATCTAACTTGCTCTGATTCTTTTTGATTACGAGGTGTAAGTTTAAAAGAAAATCTAAAATTACGAAGTGTAGGACCACCAAATAATAATTCCATATTTGGATTTAAGATTTCACCGTTTCCTCTTGCGAGCAACTGGTTAGTGGTTACGTTAGCACCAAAAATATTAACAGCTTTAGCAGAAAGAAATTTAGTGATAGCGTCAGTCGCTGCAGCAACACTACCTGCACCCTCGACTGTTGTATCTTTAACTTTCTTTGTTAGATCTCCAAGTTGATCTAATGCACCACCTAAACCCTTTGAAACATCAATATTCATGAAACCTGAAGCAGCTTCAACACCAGCTGCTGCAAGTCCATTCAAAGTTGATGTATCAAATTGAACATTATTTGTATCTGCTAAATTAGCTGGTATAGGTAATAAAATCGTTCCATCATTAACAAGAGGTTTTGTGGATAATCTGTTAGTTCCCCTTACTCCTGCCCTATTAGTTAATCTACTCCCTGTTACATAACGATTATTTCCACCAGGCACTGATGCATAAGTCGAACCAATAGGAACGTATTTTTCAATATCAATCTGTAAGTAATCTGTATGTTCTGTCAAAGACTCTAAGGGATATCGTAAAACACCACCACTTTTTCTTGTTGAATATCTCTGTAATCTTTTGAATCTTGTTTTATCTATTTTTTTTCTTCTTGCCTCTGCAACTTGTAAAGTGGTCTGTAATTCCGCATTAGTTAATTCTTTCTTCCCATTATTATTATTATTTTCGTTTGATTGATATTCTAAAGAATCATCAGTATTGTTGATTTTTTCGTTATTATCGTTGTTTTTGTCTTTTTTACTTAAATCTTTATTTGCAACATCTGCATTATTATCATCTACTGTATTAACAGAAAAACTACCATCATCATTTCTATTTAAGTTAAAATTTTCATTAAAACCATACTTTTCTAATGCCTTTTCAGTTCTTTCCCTCTCTAACTTTTGTTTTAAAGTTTCCTCAGCCATTATCTTTTTAGTTATTTATACGGAATTTAGCAAATGGTATAGTATTTAGGTCTTGTAACTCTTCATTTGTAACTTGATAGAGTTGACCAACCACTTCTTGAAAGGTATATGAACGTGATTGACCCCAGTGAAAATTTATTCCTTTAAACCCCCAATCAAATATGTTAGTCACTGCTACTAATGGATTTTGATCATATCTACCTGATGTTTTTGGTTGATATACAAATACATATATTTTACCAACTTCAGGTATTGACTGCTCACTGTCACTTAAAACATCCATAATTTCAATCATTAAATCATCAGCATCCTCACTACCAATGAGATTGTCTACAAGTGGTGCGATACGACTCATTTGATTCCTAATTCTTTTTCAGTCATGACTTTAAATTCCCATAATCGGTCTTCACAAAATTCAGTTGCTGCTTTCCACTTTGCTTGATTCTTAGCGTATTCATAAACCTCTCTTAAATAACCCTTTGTTTGTCTTTTTGGTTTTTTAGGTTTCATAGTTTGTTTAAGTGGTTTCACCTCTATTAAATATCTTTTGACACGACCAGTGTTTTCTTCAACCTTTATGTAAAAGTCAGGAAAGTATCTATGAACTTTATTATCCACAGGAGAACGATATGGTAATGCTATCTCTTCACTTCCCCATTCAAGTATTTTATCATTTTTATCACAATAAACCATAAATTTTCTCTCCCAAAGTGACCTATAAATGATATTTGTAGGATCACCTTTATACTTATTGGGATAGGAAGGATAATATTTTCCTTTATATGACATAAATAGAAATAACAATCATACTTATTTAGAGTGGCAGAGACAACAGTTAAACCATATAATCAATCAATTGCTAATCGACTTATAGGTCCATTAGCACAAAATAATCATTTCTTAGTTACTTTTTCTACTCTTACTCCAAGTGTTGAAGCGTACTTAGCAAGATATACTAGGATAAGAAATGTTAAAGAATTTTTATCAAATAGAGCTGGAATATTGTGTAGTGATGCTTCTTTACCAACATCAACTTTAGCAACTGCAGAGGTAAAGGACAATTTCATGGGTGTTCCTCAACAGTTTGCTCACACTAGATTTTATACTGATATTGATTTTTCTTTTTATATAGATGAGGATTACACTCTTCTTAAAATATTTGAGGGGTGGATGGAATACATATCTAGTGGATCAAATAATTTTGCGAGACAAGATGATCAAGCATACTATCGAAGAATGAGATATCCAGATTCTTACAAGTGTAATAGCATGTTTATTAATAAATTTGAAAAAAATTATAAAAAAACTCTAAGATATAGGTTTGTAAATGTTTTTCCAAAAGCAATAAGTCCAGTTCCTGTTGCATACGGTCCTTCAGACATATTAAAAGTATCAGTTTCTTTCAATTATGATCGCTATATAGTAAACGGTTAGAAAACCCATATAAATAATTTTACTGAGTTGATTAATTATTATGCCTTTACCTACAATTAACACACCGACTTATGATTTAACTTTACCAAGTGGTAAAAAAATCAAATACAGACCGTTTCTTGTCAGAGAAGAAAAAATTCTTATTATGGCACTTGAAACAGAGGATATGAAACAGATTACTGATGCTGTTTTAAATATATTAAATGGTTGTATTTTAAGTAAAAATTTAAAAATACAGGATTTACCTGCATTTGATATAGAATTTTTATTCTTAAATGTAAGAGCGAAGTCAGTTGGTGAAACTATTGAAGTAAATGTTACATGTCCAGATGATAATGAAACAACCGTGACCGTTAAAGTTGATATTGATTCAATTAAGATAAAGAAAAATAAAAGACACTCAAATATTATCAAATTAGATGATCAATTGTCTATTAAATTTAAATATCCCTCAATGAAAACATTTATTGAAGAAAATTTTGAATTTAATCCTGAAAGTTTAAGTGATGTTGATACTTCATTAAAATTAATTGTGAATTGTATTGACTCAATATTTAATGAAGAGGAAAGTTGGGAGGCATCTGAATCAACTGAAAAAGAACTACAAGATTTTATTGAACAGTTGAACAGCAAACAATTTAAAATGATCGAAGATTATTTTTCAACAATGCCTAAGTTGACTCATACGGTGAAAGTAACAAATCCTAAAACAAAAGTAGAATCAAATGTAGTTTTGGAGGGTCTGGCAGCTTTTTTCAATTAGGTATGGCTCATACGAATCTAGAGTCATACTATAAAATTAACTTTGCCTTGATTCAGCATCATAAATACTCTTTAACTGAGATTGAAAACATGATTCCTTGGGAGAGGGAAATTTATGTCTCATTACTTCAACAATATATTGAAGAAGAAAATCTAAAAGCACAACAACGTGGAACCTGATACAGTAACAACACCCAAAATAAATAAAACTACTTTTAAAATTGGAAGTGGTGATTTAGCATCTCAGGTCGCCAAAAATACAAAAAAAATTACTTTATTGAGAACAGTTGTTCAGAGACAAAGTAATAAAATAAATGAACAATTAGTACCAAATATAAGTAATGTAAGGGAATCTTTAGTTGAAACAAATACAATTCTTCAAGAAATATCTAAGTTAGTACAAGCAGATTATAAAGATAGAATAGATAGATTAAATCAACAGATAAATGAAGATAAAAAGAAACTTCAACTTGATGAAAGAAGAAAAAAAGAGGATGAATTAGAAAACAGTAAAAGAGGTAATAAAATTGGAAAGAAACTAAGTTCTTCACTTACAAAACCATTCCTAAGTTTATTTGACAGTTTAATAGAATTAGCAACAATCTTAGGTATTGGATTAGTGACAAATAATGTTATTAGATTTGTAACAGATCCCAAAAACGCAGAAAAAATTGAAAAAATATTTACTACAATAAAAAATAATGCTAATACCATATTAATTGCTGGTGGATTTTTACTTGCTTTATCTGCTTTTAGTGGACTTTCAAAGGCTTATAAACTAGCTATTGGTTTGTTAGGATTTTTTAAAACAACATTAGGAGTTCTTTTATTACCACTGATGTTAGGTGGTAGCACAAAAAAAGGTGAAAACTTAAGAGAAAATACAGCAACACAGGAAGATTTCAGAAGATTTTTAGATAGAGAAGATAGAAATAAATTTTTCGGTTATGAAGGTTTTTTAAATGAGTATTATAAGAGAGAGGATGTTGCTGCACTAATAACCAAAGCAGCTGAGATGACAAAGGCAGGTGAAATGTCTGAAAATGATCGTCAGGCAATATTTCTTAATTTAGCCCGAATCGCAATGGATGAATTTGTAAGAACTTATGACGGTGGCAAATATTTACAGAAAGATGGTGCTGAACAATTTTTAATGGAAAATACAACTTTACCTAAATTACAAATTGGTGGATTTTCTCATGGATTAAGTATCGCTCATCCAGGTGAATTTGTTTTGAGTAAAAATGCTGTTGATAAAATGGGATTAGCAAAATTATACGCTATGAATAGTGGAATGAGTATGAATAATCCAAATATAATTATGGGAGATTTAGAACCTATTGTTATAAATGATGGTAAATATAATGTCAATAACAAGATACCTGCAACTCAAGTAGCAAGTTTATCTTCGGTAAATATTAACAATCCATACATGAAAGAGGTTCCTATTTCTTTTGGTTTTGATAATATAGTGTACAGTTAAATGGCAGTTGAAGGTCTTAAAATAACAGTAGAAAATCTTAGATTTTTTCTTAAAACCTCAAGCACGAGGGTAAAAAATCTTGAAAAAAAGAGAAATCTACAATTAGCAAGAGTATTTCCAAAGAACCAAAGAAAGGAGAAGGAGAAAAGATTAGAAAAATCTATTTCTAGGTTTAAAAACATAAAACCAAATAGTGTGTTTAGAAGTTCCACTAAATTGGGTGATAGTATACTTGAAGTTTTATCTATATTATTGTTAGGTGTAGCAATAACAAATTTTGAATTTATAAAAGATAAATTTATTGAATTAAAAGATAAAGTAAAGGTTGAATATACAAAATATAAGAAATTTTTAACATCCATTGTTGATAGTGCAAAAAGTTTTATTGGATTTTTTGAGAAAAGATTTCCTCAAGTATTTGATGGAGATGTTGAAACATCTGATAAATTAAGTAAGTTAAAAGATGAACTAAAAACAGTATCGGAATTAAATGAGGAACTTAATAGAATTGCAAATGATAAAAAATTTAAAGATGTTGATAAGATAGAAATAGATAAAAAAGAAAAGATTGATACTAACACTAATAATGTAAATAATGATAATTTAAATAGTAGTTTTATGAATCAAATGAACTTTTCAGATGATTTTACTCCTAATTTTGTTGATCCTAATCTTTTGAATTTAGATCCTTCAGTTTTCTCAGAAACAAAAGTTAACAACATTCCAAGTTTTAATTATAATATGGATTTAAATCCAAAACCTATTAGATCTAATTATCCTAATGATAAAAGAGGACAAAAAGAATTTGAAAATGATTTAAAGAGTTGGCAAAATAGTCAAAAGACTTATTTAAAATTTTTACCACCAGATAATGCAAGTGGTGACAATATCTATATTTTTAAACAACCAATAATTTACAAGTAAATGTCAGCAGCTGGAGCATCTAATTATACTTTATTCCAAGTTACAAAACCAAATCGTGGTGTTGTAGTAAGAACTGAGGGAAAAATTGTAGGATTTGATTATTATGAAAGTGTTTATTCACCCATGATAACCGCAAATGTTGTCATAGAGGATGTTGGTGGGACAGTTGCAAATCCAAAAACAGGTTTACGAGGAACATTAAAAGATGCATTACCTATTGAGGGTTTTGAAGAAATATCGTTTATCATACTCACTGCATCGGGAGAATTAAATTTTGAAAAAAGTCCTATGATTGTAACTGGTAGTCCAATGAATATTGACTCACCTCAAAAACAAACTACCTTTATTCCAATG